GTAAATGTTATCTGACTTCCTGATACTGTAAAATTGCCAAACTGTACTACACCATTAATACTACAAATTACATTATTAGCTGATAGCGGTACAAAAGCTGTACCACCTTTAGTTATATTGTACGTTGTAGCACTTGATAATGTTATATTATCTAGCTTATCTAGTTGTTGTAAGTTGGATAACCCTGTTCCTATATAAGCCATTAGTGTCCTATAATACTATTGTGTTAGCTTCATCTTCAGTTAATGCTTCTCCTGCAATTAACTTTGCTTTAGCACTAGCTTTTAAATCTGCTTGTGCTTGTTCTTCAGCTTTAATATTATTTCCAGTAATTACATCTGCTTCAGCTTGTGTAATTTCTTCAGGTGTCATATTTTCAATAACTCCTTCAGGATTTTTTGGTGTAAATGTTATTTTCTTTGTCATATTAGTATGCTCCTTTAAATCCATAAACAACTGCTTTAAGTCGTTTTATATAATTTGATGTACCTTGTGCTGTGTATGTCAATCCTCGCATTTGAGTACTATTGTTTTTCCATACACCACCACCAATTAAATACCTCATATCAGAACTATTATTGCAATAGAAAAAACTATGAAGTCCAAACCATTTATAAGCTGAAGTTTGATATGGTTGAACTATATCTACTACAATAGTTGAAGTTTTTTCAGTATCAGATGATAAGTCTTGTGAAAGTTGAACGTATGATTGATTTGAACTTGAACCAGTTAAATCAGTACCTCCAGACGTTCTTCCATTATTTGCCATTTCATAACTATTTCCTGAATCTGTATTGCCATTATTTTCTATTGCTCGAAGCCAACCTTGAGAACCAGTACCATTATGCAACATATCGTGAAAAATTACTCTATAAACTGGATATGTAGCACTAAAGATATTATCCAAATTAAAGTTTGTTACCAAACCACTTGTATGACTGAACTCTGCAACTTTTACACAGTCAGATGATATAGTTCCCCAACTAGGATTAGCACCAGAGCCACCAGTTTGTAAAACTTGTCCTGCTGTTCCATATCCTAATCTTGCTAGACCAGAGCCATCTCTGTAAAGTATATCACCTTGTGTTGTTAATGTAGTACCTACATCTGTACCATCTGTTCCTTTAGCCGCTAATTTTGTCCAATAGGTAGCATTGGAAGTAGCGTTACCTGTAGAAGCTAGTATACAAATGAAAGTTTCATTTCCAAATGTTACAATGTCATCAACTACATAAGCTGTTGAGTTGTTGTAAGCACCTTGAAATACTGGCTTAATTCTACCTAAATTTAATGTTGCCATAATTGTCTTATTTTCTCCTTATTATTGTTATATTGTAACATTCAGATTGCCACTGGCATCTACTGAAAATGTTAGTCCTCGTTTTGATACAAAACTTTCAGCGTATATGTCTGATTGTTGTGTATTGTTATTTGCTACTGATAAATTATCACTGCCATTAGAAAAATCTAATTGTAATGTACCATTAGCTAATTTTTTAAATCCATAAAAATCTACTGTTCCTAAACTTGCTTGTGCCGCCGCAGAAATATCAACTAATTCTACTGCACCATCTTGAATTTGAGCTGTTGTTGTTATTACTGCACTAGGTGATTGTCCGATATATGCCATTATGTACTAATTGCATCAACCGCAGACACCCACACATCACATGAACTTGCTGTGTCAGAGACTACTTTGATTACATCTCCTGATTGTACGACAATTTTAGCACCACCATCAATAAGTTGTAGCTGTGAACCTACAGGTATAGGAGCAGATTTAACTAAATGTATGTCATTAGAACCATCATTAATATAACAATCTACATTAATAGATGAACCTGACACGTTTGTTAAAGCTATTCCAACTATAGTATCAAAGCTATCTGCTGTATATACACTTACTGGTGAAGTACCTACATTGTTGCTTGTATTTCTTCTAAAGTTTTGAGCCATTTTTTTCCTTTTATTATAAAGCTATAGCCATAGCTATAACCAATCCTGTTGTTACTGTTGCACTAGCCGCACTGTTAGCCGCTTGTGTAGCTGAGTTTGCCGCATTTGTAGCTTGTGTTGAAGCTGTTGATGCAGACGCAGAAGCGGCTGATTGTGAACTTGCCGCCGCCGTAGCACTCGCCGCCGCCGCATTTGCTTGTGCTGTAGCGTTGGTAACTGCCGTAGTGTTTGTTGTTAAAATACTGTCTGTGTAT